CTGAAACCAAGCATTGGAAAGACAAAACCTATTTCGGTGGGTACGGAAAGTTCTCTGATTGGAAGGCACAGGAATGGATTTCCAAAAAGGGTGGCATAGAAATCATCCCCATGAAGATGGTTAGTGATGATCTTTACCATCTTGATTGCTGTATCCATGTAATCGACAAAGAAAATTTCATGGTTTGCCGTTCTGGTATTGATTCAGAATCATTCAAGCGTCTTGAGAGGCTGGCAAATATCATTGTTGTTCCAAAAGATATGGAGGCAACAGGAGCTACCAATTTGATCCGTATTCCAGACAAGAACATTGTTATAAGCGGTATGTTCCAACCAGAGTATCATCAATACCGTAAATCAATGGAATGGATGCTTACCACAATGGATAAATTCAATAACTCTGTTATTTTTGCCGACATTGACGAGGCAGATAAAAATGGTGCAGATTGTTCATGTCAGGTCATGCACATGACATTCTGATGAAAAAAGCATTCAAAATCCTTGTCGGTTTTATCAGTTGGTTGAATAGACTTTGCCCAGAGTGTGGTAAAGAATTAAATGCTTGCAATACTGCACCTTGTCACATATGCAACGTGGCGGGTTGTATTCGTCCCATAAGACTATGGCAACGATTCCTCAACACCCTATGAACAAAACAGCAACCACAACATCCGCAAAATCCTATGCAAATCTGCGACCTGCTAGAGTGGCTTACGGCTCCATTCAAAAGCCAAAAAGAAAAAGAAAACCTAGAGTTAAATGATATGAATGCAGAGCAAGATGCTTTTGATATTTGGTCGAAGGCTGGCTCCGCTGGACTAGAAAAGTACCGTAAAGGTCAAGCAGAACACAGAACACAATTCTGGACTGCTGGTGCAGGATGGTATGCACAGAATTTGCGTGATGAACAATTGGATCTCATCAGCTATCTTCACCATCTAGATAAACGAATCAAGTTGTGTCAGCTTCTTTCCAAAATGATGGCAGAGGAAGAAGTCTCTTTGCGGGATGCGGCTACTCTATTAGACAACTTGGTTTCGGATCGACCACCGCAAAGTCTTCCAAAACAATCAAATGACTAAACAAAAACCCGTTGGCGCAGTTTGCGTCAGCGATCTTCATTGCGGTTCAATTGTGGGTCTATGGCCCGATGGTCATATTACCAGCACAGGAAACAAAATAGGTCTTGGTAATAACCTTCACCAACAATGGCTATGGCAATGCTGGCAGGATAAAGACAAAAAGATCAAAGATCATTTCAAGGGATTTCCTTTTATTCTTATCATCAATGGAGATTGCATTGAGGGAAGGCATCATGGTTCCAATGAAATTGTTGCGGCCCTCAACCTAGACCACACACTTGCCGCCATTGAATGCCTGAAGCCTCTGGCTAAAATGGCATCCAAAATTTACATGACAGCAGGAACCGAGTGTCACGTTGGAGATTGGGAAAAGATGATTGCCAAAGAATTGGGTGCAATCTGGTTGGGTGACAAGGGACTTATTGAAATCAATGGTACTCTCATAGATGTAGCTCACCATATGCCAACATCTGTTAGGGCTTATCTTGAGGCTGGAGCCATGAGCATTACTATGGGCAATGCCCGTCAGAATTACTCCCGTGTCGGGCATAGGGTTCCCAAGGTTTATCTACGAGGCCATCGCCACACGGGAGGAATCTTTAATGATGGTAACGGAATATTCATGGTAACTCCCGCATGGCAGTTGCTTACCCGTTATGGTCACAAAGTAGTTGGAGATGCCATCTGTCGCCCTGGCATCGGCATCCTTGACTTCCGTGGATGTGAACAAGGCGAACTACCAGCAACCAAACTAATCCAATATGAGCCGCAAGAAACCACTCCGATTAAATCCTAGCGAGGCAGACTTGCGCTCCAGTATGTATTCTTGGGTTAATGATATAAAATTCTTAACCCACAAAGAATTAGATGAAGTTCCAGAAGGCTGGATCACATTGGAAATGCTTTCTGTCATAAAAAATATACCTCAAAAAACCATAGAGTATCAATGCAAACAGGCTTGTAGGCGTGGAGAAATGCAAAGGAAACAATTCAGAATACAGGCTGGCAGAGCAAAACAGATGGTATGGCACTACTACAAAAAATGAAACCTCACGAATACTATTTGGACATAGATTTTTGGGAGGATCATTGTCTTCTTGTTTGGCCCGTTACCCAACAGTCAGCAGAAGAATGGTATAGAAACAAATTTCCTAATATAAAAGCAGAGGATTTTCCAGAGATTAACACAGCGGGTATGCTTTCATACTGTGGTGATCAAAGAATCATATTCATGAAAGAGTGGGAAATGACCACGGAAAAGATTGCATGGCTTGCACACGAATGTGTCCACATTGGAAACCTTATCTTGCAGGACAAAGGTGTTGATGAAAAGGAGGGTAAGGACGAAGCACTTGCGTACTTTGTCAGTTACCTTATGCGAAAGTTGCTAGAAGCAATTAAGCAAATTGAAGAAGCCGACCCTGCTGATGAGCAAACAGTTGAAGAATAGCCGCACCATCTTTGGTGACGACATGACCTGAACCGTTGCACTTCCAGCATGGAGTTCCCCATCCCTCGTCATAGAAATCACGACCAGTACCACCGCACTCGTCGCACGTCTTTTCAAGGTCTAGCTTTGTGTTGGTGTTTTCCATACAAACCCCCTTCTAGAGAAATTTTTCCCAATGTCAACACTTTTATAAAATGAATGTTCAAGAAGTTTTAATGAAAGAAGCTATACAGAAAGCATTGGGTGGTGAAGAATATGGAGAGATAGTTGGCAGATTAGATCCAGAGTACCAGAAACGCCTCAAATCCCATGTCCTTGATATGCCAGAGGAATTGGCAATCAAAACAATCTATGGGTCAGTTGTGTGGCGGGAAAGGGTCAATGTGCCAAGGGGCAGGGGCAGACCCAAAAAGACTTAATACCCTTTGGTGTAACGGTAGCACAGGGGACTTTGACTCCCCTAGTCATGGTTCAAATCCATGATCGGTAGCCAATCAAAGGATTTATAAAAAGACGTTTTTTTAATAACCTATCCTTCTGAAAAGGACAGATGTAGCAGTTCACAAACATATTTTCGTTCATGGTAGCGCGAACACTACATTTTTTGTGAACACTACACTCGTCTTGTTTATCGTGCAGTCTGGAAGTGTAGCATGGTTTGATTAGCGGATGCTGGGATAATCACCCATGAGGGGAATCCAACTACTAATTGTAAACATTTTAGTAGTTCTTTATAAATAAGAACCCCTCTGGTGCGCTTGCTCACAGGCAGAGGCGTGAGGGGTATAATTATGAAATTAAAGTCCCGCTGGGCGAACCATGTGGAATCGAGTTTCCCCGATACGGGACTGTTGAGGACGGCCCGCTATTGTGCGACCTATCGCCTATCCTTTGGCTATACGGCTATTCCCCGATCCGTAAGGGAGGACTCATCTCTGGCGGTAGTTTCCTACCCTATGGGAGCGACCCACCATCGGATATTTCCAATGCAACCAGCAATGATTCCGATTGAACTATTAGGAATTCCCTAAAAGTTTGCAAGCCTTTTCTCAATACCAAAGGTAGCATTTTTCCACATCTTCACCTGTCCCGTATTAAAGTGTTTCACAGACCCATCCTTACACATACAGACAGTCCAAACGTCATTGTCAAAGACACCGCCACTCTGAACATAGATCGCATACCCATCGCCCACAGGCGTAAGCACAGGCATCGGATTACGAAATTCGTGGATCATAAAAAGGTCGGAGGAGGTTCAGGTCGCTACTACGTCGAGATCGCACCTTCTTGGTGATTCCACCCGATTTCGCCCCTCAATGCCTCCCCCAATTTAAGCGGCAACCTTTCGGTCAGCGCATCCAGTAGGTCGAAACCATCTGGAGAAGAAAACAAACCTACTTCAAAAACGTCAGCTTGTAAAGCGTCGAATCAATCAACTCCGCAATCCCATCAACCAAGTTCTGAATCTCACTCTCCTCACCCAATACATATCTCTCCTCCTCAAGCAACATCTTCAAATACATCACAAACTCCAAGGCATCCCTATGCTCACTAATCTCAACCATCTGGTCTGGATAATCAACCAACTCCCCATGCCTACCCTGCCATGCCTCAATCACAGCATCCACCAAATCTGGCAACTCACTATAAAACTTCTGCAATGCCTTATGCTCCGAATAACTCAAACTCCTCAAATGCAAAACATGAGCAACCGTAGCCGCATTCAATAACGTCAAAAGTAATGTTCCTTCATTCATAGTCCACGAATCATATCTCTATCCCAATCAGAAAGTCTAGGATCATCTATATGCTCCTTTAATATATCCCCCAACCTCTTCCTCTCCAACTTCAACCCACCATAGCCACCTGGCTCCTTACTCGCATCCTCACCCAACTCATGCACAAGCGATCTCAACAGCATTATGCTCGGCCTTGTAAAATCACTCGCGGGGTATCGTAAACTCATTGCCTATCTTATAATTCATTCTCATCCCTCTAGTCAACACTAAAAGGATCTTTTAATAGGGAAAGTTCCCATACAGGATTTTTTTTGGTTGGCTCCTGTCGCATATACGTTCCCTAAAAACCGATGGTGTGGGGGAGGGCCACCACCCGAAAGAGATTCCTTAGGATCTCCCGAAGAAAAAAAGGGCCGTAGCGTCTCGCCTGGTATCCTATTCTACAAGCTCGGCTTCTATTACAGGCGCGGAGACTTTGACTTCCTGTATCGCGTCTTGCTTGCCGAGAGTTACCAGGAAGAGGAACGGATTTGATACCGCGGGCGACCTATCCGCGTAGTTATCACCTACCATTTTATTATCAATGTTAATCGCTTCCAATTTCGATACCATTTTCACTCTTTTACTCGACCCGCTTTCCCCGTGAGTCTCGACTACCTCTTGAACTAGGTCAGCATCGGGATTGCTCGCATCAGCGCGAACGGCGCGTGCCAGAAAAGACCGCTTTTCAGCGAAAGAAAGAGCATCTTTTTCAAAAGCTTTCTCTCTTAATTTCTTTATCTCATTCTGGATTCTTTCTGATTTAAGAAGTCGGATTCCGTTTGCTCCATGACCTTCTATGGTAGGGCAAGAATATCCTGCCCTTCTGTGGGATTGTGCTATTGATTCTCCAGAAGCGTATAATCGGCAGAATTTGAGTTGCCTTGAATTGAGTTGACGTTGGCGTGGCATAGAGAGAGCATTCTTGACAGAGTTTGCTAGGAGTGTCAACGGATGGAGAAAGAAAGGTGACTCATCGGGTAGTTTCAGATTTTAATGATCGCCAAAAATTGTGTCAATGCTAAACTGAAAGCATGAAGCATGAAGCAAACTTGGTTTTTCAAATTGGGATGAGATTGGCGTTTGAAGGGATTGATTTTGAATTAGAATGGACAAGCCCTTATGGTCGCCATGATCTTGCAATAAAAGACGATGAAACCTTATGGGGTATCATTGAGGTGAAACACGTTGAAACGGAAGGAACACTTCAGCTTGAAAGGTATAAAAGGTTGGATGTTCCGTTGAAGGTTGTCCATTGGAAAACGGATCTTGTGAGGTTGATTGAAGAAGTGAAAGCATGGAAAAAGGGAAAGGGAGTTGATATTTTCACTTTATCTTATCGGATAATTCCAGGCGTAGAAATTGCAACGAGAGAGAGAAAAAGGAAAGGTTGTCCTGCATGGTTGAAGAAGATTGATTGATGCTCTTTTTACTTTCCAAAAGATTCTTGCAGAAAGTTCTTGCAATGATGGAAAGATGATGGCATGATGATTCCATGATGACCGATGGAACAAGCAAACAAGCTGGTTCACGAGTCATCGCAACCAACCTAAAAAAATGACTAACGACTACAACTCAGAGACACGCCTTGCACATATTGCTTGGTACACAAAAGTCATCAACTCCCCAGGAGTTGCTGATTCCCTCAAGACCGCATTGATTGCTGAAGTCGCTCGCCTTAAATCCCTCACCAAGTAACCAACCAAAAAACACAAAAGGAGAAAAACATGAGCACGACGAAAGAACAGATTGATTATTCAGCCTTTCAGTTCCCAGAACTTGCGAAGGCAGTAGTTCAACAAATAGGTGGAGAGGAAGTATTCTTGAATTGTTGGGAAGATATTCTTAACCATGGAGTCTCGGGAGGATTTGGGGGTTTCATTTATTATTCAGACACGAATGCCTTTGCAAAACGGCACATTCGATTGATTCGTGAAATGGCAAAGCATCAGGCCGATGAGTTTGGAGTTGGAATGCTGGAAATGATACAAGGTTTCAACTGCCTGATGACTAGGGAAAGGAAAAAACCTTATTGCTATGACTACTCGATCGACTACATCGGCGAGACCGTATTCGGAAATGGAGATGATGTTCAAATCCTGAACGCATTGGCATGGTACGCGGCAGAGGAAACTTGCCATCAGTTTTCACTTCAACAAGAGGCTTAACCATGAAACTTATACAAATCCTTTTAAGCATTCTAATCTTTGTATCATGGCTTGCAATCTTCGCACTTTATCTCTTCGCATAATATGAAAAACTTCCCAACAATAAAAATTCAAGCCATGAAGTTAAAGAGTGGTCATCATCAGGTGATTTTATAGGCCGTAATGATGCGGCAATAGAAGCAATTCACAGACTTGAAAGGGAATCCCACAAAAAAAAGGAAAACTTCTTAGGCTACAGGGTAAGCAATTACGGGGTATCCATCATTATTTCCGTTGATTGATTAGGCACACTCCCCTTTCTAATCGAGAGGGGAGTAGCCTGGGCAATTCAGCTTAGGACAACACAACGAAAGGAAAACACCATGAAATCATTCGATCAAATCGAAAAAGAAACCGATGCATTGCAATGGGAAATCTTCCCTCATGCTGATCGTGATAAGTATTCAAAAGGACACGCCATTGAGGACGCAAATCAATTTGCCTCTGATTGGAAAAAGATTAGAGGAGGAGATAGGGAAGCCTCTCTTTTCCTGGCCGTTGAAATCTTAAAGGATGCAGGACTAACTACTCATGCACATATGGCACTCCTAAGATGGTTCGGGAGCGATGCTGATCAAATCTTGAAAAACCTATGACCTGCGAGCATTGCAACGAACCAAAAGAAAAGCATCGGGGAATTGACTTATTCTGCAAAGATCAATTTGCAACGTCTTTTCACCCCTTAACAGAGACGCAAGATCAATCCCTGGATGCAATCTTAAGCCGTTTAATTGCGGCAACGGATCGCATGGCAAAGGAGATAGAAAAAATAAAAGCAATCTTGCCAACCTATAACTGAACCGAAACAACCCGAAAGGATACAATGAACCCGACAACCTACGATATTATCATAACAGCCGCGATGATAGGCTACCAACTGAATCAACGCGATGCCGAGGAGATCCTTGCCTTTTTTACAGGCGGAAGCATAACTGAAGCAATCCGAGACTATTGTGGAGCATACGAAAGCTGAAAACTATACTTAGACGCAAAAACAACAACAACAACCCAATCCGACCACATGAACACGCCCAACATCATCACCAGATTAAACGCCGCCGCCTCTATGCTCCGAGAGCATGAACAATACAACGACGACCCTGATTGCAATGGAGAAGGATTAGCCGCCGACGCTTGCGACGATGCCGCCGCTTTGATTAAGCACCTTACCGCCGCCTTGGAGGAAGCAAAACAATGGACGCTTGATGATGAACAGACAATTATTGACCATGGCGAACCAGCAACCATTGATGGGAATATGTTTATCTGTGCCGAAGTCTGCAACGAACGCTTCCAAACTATCAGAGAAGCACTTGAAAAGGTGAACAAATGAGCAAAACACGCCAACTCACCCTACACCTTGTCTGTCTAATCCGAAACCCCAAGGCATGGAGATTCTATGCCCAAGGTATCACCAGAGCATTAACCCATAACTGAAACGCAAAAAATATGAATACCGCCGCAATTAAAGAAGCCCACCGTTTAGTGTCGGTCATGGAACCCTTGTTCTATACCCTGCTACGAACCTCCGAGCATCACCAGCACGATGAGGTGAGAATCAGCACCGCCAGGGCAAGGGAGATTCACCATGATCTCCTTGTGCTAAAAAAGAAACTGAAAACTCTTGCAAGCGAAACCGCCACAACTACACTCACCATAGATCGTCATCTTGATTCGATCTTCAACCTATAATTGAAACGCAACCATGAAAATTAACTACGAATGCCACAACGAGGAATGTCTGCACGATTTTGAGATTGATTACACTCCTCCTACGCCTCACCGAAACATGAACGGGAGGATGGAGGATGCAATCCAGGGGGACGATGCCGAGTTTGACATTTGGGAATGTCCCAAATGTGGAACTGAAATCGACATTGAATACATCATCGAAAACAACTGATGAAACCTATCTCTCTCCACCGCTATCTGGCTCACGATTCAAATGGACACAAGGAGATGCTTTGTTGGTATTCATTCTTGAAGCAACTCAAACGCAACGGACATTTGGAAACTGAACCGAAAGTTTTTAGAAAATATACTTGCAAGCGATCCATGCCGAGGCAACAATCAGAAGTTCTATGACAACTGAATCACCCACCTATATCGCTACCACGCAACTAAAAACTGAAGCACCTGCAAAAGTTAACACCCACGCATTTTTGGGGCTGTATATTACAAAAGACCTTAAAGACATAATTGCTAAACAAGCTAAACAAGACGATTGTTCAATGAGCAAGTTTGCATCTAGGGTTTTCAAGAAACACTTTGGAATGCTTTGATGAAACAAGATTCTCCTAAACTAAAACGTGGAGCTATCCGAGAGGATGGAAAAATGTTTTGGGGATATGGTAAAACATATCCCAATGGAGAGTATTGGGTATCGCCAGAAAAATATGCTGATTTGAAAATTAAAGTATTTTCATCATCCAAAGCATATCGTGAAAAAAACCGATCCTACTTTCAGACATGGAATCAAAAAAACAAAGACAAACTTTCTGAATATGGGAAAAAATGGTATTATGCAAACCCAGAAATTGTAAAAGCAAAAAGGGATAGGCAAAAAAAGAAAAATCCTTCCTATGGGAAAGATTATCAACGCAAACGCAGGAAAGAACCACTTTACAATTTGGCTTCAAATCTCAGAAGTATGATTGCAAATTGTCTTAAAGAGGGAGGATTCAAAAAAAGACCTCGAACAGAGCAAATCTTATGTTGTTCTTTTGATGCATTCAAGGCATACATAGAGTCTAAATTCAAAACAGGAATGACATGGAACAATCGTCAATTTTGGCATTTGGATCATATAATTCCTTTAGCATCTGCTACATCAGAAGAAGAACTATTGAAACTCAATCATTATACAAATTTTCAGCCATTGTGGGCTGACGAAAACATAAGAAAAAGCAACAAAATTCTATTTAATCCTACCAACAATAAATGAAACAAGGACTATACGCAAATATCCAAAAAAAGAGGGCTAGGATCGCCGCTGGTTCTGGTGAACACATGAGGAAGCCTGGATCAAAAGGCGCACCTACAGCAAAAGCATTTCGCGATTCAAAGAAAACTGCTAAAAAGAAATAATATGTCAGAAGCATGGACTAGAAAAGAAGGGAAGTCTGCAAAGGGTGGCTTGAATGCCAAGGGTAGGGCTTCTTATAACAAGGCTCATGGAGGTCATCTAAAGCCTCCTGCACCGCACCCTAAAACAGAGAAAGATGCCGCCCGAAAGAAGTCATTCTGTTCGAGGATGAAAGGGATGCGAGCAAAGATGACAGGGGAAGCCAAAAAGAAAGATCCAAACTCTCGCATCAACAAGTCCCTACGGGCATGGGGATGCAAGTAACCAAAACAACAACCAAAACATAATATGTCAAACCTAGCTACGCTAAACCAAACCGCACAAGAGATCGCCAATGCTCTCGGAACCATTGATCTTGACCTTCTCCAGAAGGTTCACGATCTAGTCACAGGAAAAACTTCTTGCTGTGACGCAACCGAGGAAACCCTCTCTTCTCCAACCGCCGTTTCCTAATGCTCAAAGACATTATCGACGCGATCCGAGGAATGAAGACCAAGGCAACGCCAGGGAAAACTTTGATCGACACCCGAAAGCTGTCACCAGCAAAGAAGGAAAAGATCAAGTCAGAGGCTACCAAGCCAGAAACAAAGGGGCGTAAGCCTCGCAACAAGAAAAAGTAATGCCTACCAAAAAGATGCCGAAAGGCAAAATGATGAGTGGAATGAAGAAGGCCAAGCCAGCTTCCAAGTCCACCAAGATGAAAGCCGCTGGTTCTATGATGAACAAGGGCTACAAGAAGATGTAACTAAAAAAGAGTGGCTAGGGAGCCATGAACAACTCCCTAGCCACATTTTAGTTACAGCAACCACGCATAGCAACCACATGAACAATACTGAAACCACGCAACCAAGTCAACTGATCGCCCAAAAAATGGTAGCGGTCATGCGAGACATCACGGCAATCGGAAAAGATAGCCGAAACCAAGCACAGAATTTTAACTTCCGAGGGATTGATGCCATCTACAATGAGCTTCATAACCTTCTAGCCAAGCATGGGATTGTCACTCTTCCCTTTGCAGGAACACCTGTCACCGAGGAGAGGACGAACAAGAACGGAACCATCCTCCGTTTTGTGCAACTCCCGATGACCTACCGATTCACAGCAGAAGATGGTTCATGCGTGAATTGCCATGTTGTGGGAGAGGGTATGGATAGCGGAGACAAGGCAACGAATAAGGCAATGGCAATTGCCCACAAGTACGCCTTGCTTCAGACCTTCTTGATTCCTACGGAGGAACAGAAAGACCCTGACTATGAAAGACATGAGGTTCAACCCAAAGTCAAGGTTGAGAAGCCAAAGAAGAAAGAGGTCAAGGAATTGCCACAAGATGTAACTGAAATGCTTCAGAGCATGATGGATACAGACAATATCTCTGCTGACCATGTGATGGAGTTCCTAATTGCAAAGAAAGCGGTGAAGGACAGGAGTGTCAGGATTTGGGAGATTTCCGATGCAATTAGGAATCGCCTCGTTGAAAAGTGGGATGACGTAAAAGCATTCAAGCCTATCCTTTAATATGAGCGACGAACGCAACGGAAAGCCTTCAGCAAGCGGATTCAGCCGTCTTGCTCTATGCCCAGGTTCTTGGAACTTGGAGAAAACACTCCCACCACAGGAAGCAAATCCATATATGCAGTTGGGTACGGATGTTCATGCCGTCCTAGCCGATCAGAAACCCTTTGAGGAACTATCCGAGGAGGGTCAGGACATTGCCACCCGATGCCTTTCTGCTTATAGCGACATGATCCGACAACTGGATCTTGGAGCTATAACGGATAGCGTTATAGAACAAAGATTCTGGTACGATGATCTCTTCTCTGGAGCCATTGATCGTATCGACTTCTTTGGAGAGGATCTAGCAGTAGTCACCGATTACAAGACAGGTCGAACCGCACAGGGAAAAGCCTCCGAGAATCAGCAACTCAAGGCTTATGCCGTACTGGTCAAGAAAGCATTCCCCGAACTCAAGAACATCCTTGTGGCGATCATTCAGCCTCTTGCAGGAGGAACTACGATTGCCGAATACAATGATTTAGAATTAGAAGCGTCAGAAGTTGAGATCCTTGGCATAGTCCATGCTTCACTAAAGCATGATTCTCCAAGAAATCCTTCTCCAGATGCTTGTAAGTGGTGTCGTGCTAAAAACATATGCCCAGACGCTTATGGCAATGCTCAAGCCGCAACAACCACCCTGCAAGTAGCTTCAAGCGTTGCAGTATCCACCCTATCGAATGAGGAATTGGCTCACCTAGATGCCAAGTCCATTATCGTTGAGGATTTCATTGATGAGATCCGAAAGGAACTCAAGTCAAGGCTCATTTCAGGGGCGCAAATTGCTGGATATTCACTCACAAAAGGAAGAACATCTCGTAATGTCACAGATACCACCGCCGCTATATCTGCGCTTTCTGGTGTTCTTGAACAATCTGATATTCTTGCTTGTGCAAAGCTGTCTATCTCGTCACTTGAGAAGGCAGTTGCAAAGGCAAGAGGAATCAAATCCAAGGATGCCAAATCAGCAGTTGATGATGCACTCGGTTGGCTCATCGAATCCAAGGAAAGCGAACCATCAATATCCCGTGACCGCTAATGAATACCCAGAAGACGCAAGAGCATTGTGGATTAAGTTCAAAGGTCGTGAGTGGATCGTTATGCACCATACTGATCACTTTACTGCTTTCCCTGGCGATAGCCGCAAAGTCACGAAAAACCAACTCCAGAACCTTTTCAATTATTTGAAGTCAGAAGGATTCATTTCCGATGACGACAAACCAACACAAGAACCAACACCATGATAACATTAAGCATAGACACCAGCAAAATCGACAAGTCACTCCTCAAGGAAGTTACCAAGAGGGATGGAACAATCACCAAATACCTTAACCTTGTTTGCTTTCCCAACAAGGATGGCAAGGACGCACATGACAACGATGGTGTAGTGAAGCACTCACTAACCAAGGAACAGCGTGAGTCAGGAGTCACCTCTCCAATCATTGGCAACTACAAGGACAAGGGTAACGGAGGATCAGCACCTAGCTTTGTGGATAAGGTAAAGCCAGCAAAGGCATTCCAGAATCGAACCAAGCCAGCACCAAAACAGGAAGAGGATTTCGACGACATTCCTTTCTAAACCATTACAGCAACCACAATGGCAACCACCAAAACCACTATTGGAAATCGTATCATTGCTCTGGAGGCAGGGCTAGACTTTCAGAACAGGGAGTCTAACCACCTCCTAGAGATGAGTAGGAAGCACCATGTTGAAATCCTGCACTTGCAGGAGGAATTACATGACATCAAAAAGGTACTGACATTCATATCCATAGGGATAATCACAGCTTTTTCCATCTTTATCTTCAAAGTCTGGTAACAATGAAAATAGTACAAGTTTTAGCCTACTGCTCTTGTCCCGAAATCAAGGACAAGAACGGAGATGAATACTCACGCATTCCCCAATGGCATAATTGCGACTACATTCGTAAGCGTAATAGGCTAATCAAGGAAGCCGAAGCATATGCCTTGGATAACTCCAAGAAGCCTAATGGAAAGATGGATGGGTACAAGTTTACTCAAGTCTTCAGTACCAAAATGGATCAACTTGCCAAAGAAGCAAAACTCGTATGAATGAATTTTCTGAAGAGGCAGAATCTTATTGGAATGGAGAACACGTTCGCTACCTAGCGGATAACAACAAAGTTCCTTCTGTTGAAGATCGGGTCAAGGCCGCATTTGATGCTGGCGTAAACTCAATTTTCCAAGGGAACTTTGAAATCTACGCCAACAAGGACATCAGCTTTCCCAAGGGATATGAACTCTAGCGTGAAGCCAGTTGAGGTTTTAATATCTCCAACTGAATTTCATGCCGCTGTGAACTCCGCATTGCTACAGGTGACTTGCTCATCTTTGGACAAACGGAATCACACCTATACCATGAAGCGAAACAAACTAGGCATCCTTAATCATTCCATCATTGGAGCCATAGGAGAGATTGCCTTTGCCAAGTTTGCTGATCGGTTCTTTATTCCACAAGTCAACACTTTTCATGGCATACCAGATTGCTTTGAAGACATTGAAGTAAGGACATCTGACAAGAATCTTACCCTCATTACGAGGGATGATGATAGTCCAGACAGGAAATATGTGAAGGTAATGACCAATGGGAACAAGGCTCTGATCGTAGGATGGTTATATGGACATGAGACACGAAGGGATGAGTTCTTTAAGAGTAGTGAAGGTCAGCGTGATTGCTGGATGACACCGCACGAATATCTAAAACACCCAAGTACAATCTTTGAAAAAGCATTGGATTTGGAAAACATGGAGGACATAGAATGGTAAATATGACAACCGAAAACACCAATTCCCCAACTTGGAAAGTCTGCAAAACCTTTAATTCAGCCCTTCTTGAAGACGAAAAAGAAGGCGAACGGCTTAATGAGATACATTGCGCCAATACTGACGAAGCCTATTGCCTTGTCGATCTACTGAACAAGAAAGAACGTGAACTCGCCGAAAAAACCAACGAGGTCGAGAGGCTCAGGGATCTTCTGGAAAGAGCGATTGAAGCAATAGAGGAGGAAGGGTGTCCTAAAACTGCAAATGATATTCGTGAAGAACTAGCCCGACTCGCCCCCTCAAAGAGATGGTTAAAGAAGCCGCAAGGCGTGGCGATGAACTCGCCGCTAATTGGAAGGAACGAGCCGAAAAAGCCGAGGCGATAATCAAGCAACTTCACCACCTAGCAGAACAACTA